GAATTATTCTTTAACTTCATTTATTCCTCCTTTTACTTTTAAAAAGGTAGGGGAAATAAATCCCCTACCCGAGAGAGCGTAGACTATACTTTATCCATATACAAGATTTCTTGTGGACGTTTAGCCCAAACACCAGTGAATTGAGCTTCAGCGTCTGAAATCATATCTAAAGCACCTACTGGGTACAATGGATATGGTGTATATGGTTTAGAAAGATGCATTGTCAATGTATCAGCATCTCTATTATACAATACATAACGAGGAGCACCGCTAGTACCAGCAGTTTGGTTATATACAGTATGCAAGATTTTGAAGTCAGCAGGAGCACCTGCGGCTTTAAATGCTCTTTCTAAGAATTCTTTTCTTGTTTCGCCAATTGGATATGTGCTTGAAATATAAGTTGCAAGACCAGCTAAATCGTTTGTAGGGATAACCATTGTATTCGGGAATACTGTTGAGTTAGTCAATGCAAAATATGTGCTCATTGCAGTTGTAGCGAAGTTAGTCAATTGGTCAGTTGTCATTGTAGCAAATGATGCTGGAAGTAATGTTGTATTAACAGTTACACCAGACAAGTTCAAAAGACCTTCGTTCAAACCATCTGAAGTACCTAAGAAAGCAACTTTCTGAATACCTAATTGGAATGTTTTCAAACGTGCTCTTTCTTGTTCTTCGATGTATGAGAATGTTTCTTGATTTACTTGAGCCATTCTAACGATTTCGTTAGTAGCTTGGTATTTCATTCTCCAGAAGTTGTTTCTGATAGAAATTGTATCAACAGCGATGTCTACGTTAGCATCTTTGTTGATAGCATTTCCTGGTTGAACAATACCAGTTTCGAAGTTGTCACCGACTTGTGCAACAGCAAATTGAGTTAATTGTCTTGCATATGCGCCAGTACCTACTTCGATTGGGATAAAGTCATTTAATGATTGTCCATTCAATTGATAGAATTTCTGTCTTTGAACGCCTGCTAACAAGCGAGTCAAAGTAGTTAAGTTTTGTTCAATACCGATATTATTGCCAGTAGCAAAAGCTACAGCGTTATTGATACGGAATTGGTTTTTATACTCGTCTTGAGTGAATAAACCTAAATCTTTCATTTTGTATCTCCTTTTTTAAATTATTTGCCTAAATCTACAAATTTTAATTCTACTTGAATTAAATCACCCTTAGCAGAAGCTGGGGTTAAAGCTGTACCGATAACACCACCAGTTGTAGCTGTTTTAACTGTCATATCGGCAGTAATTGCAACTTTGTCGCCTACAGCAATTGCGCCATCAGCAGTTTTCCAAATGATGTCATTTTCACGAGCAATGCCAACTCTTTCACCAGCAGGGAATGAATTAGTCATCGGAGTGTATGTAACAACACCGAATGGAACAGCTCCAGCAGTACCTGCTAAGCATACAGGAGCATAAGTGTTAGTTGAAGCTGTATCTAATACAACTACGTCTCCAGCTTTTAGAACTGTTGCTTGTGAAGCAGAAACAATTACGTTGTGTAATTGCGGTAAATTAGCCATATAAACATACATACCATCTACAGGTGTGTTTGGCTCAAATTGGTTTAAAGATAAATTTGCTACCATTTTATTTTTCTCCTTTTAGTTTATGTAACAATAAAAAGCGGTATAAAACCGCTATACAGATATTGGTTGGTTAAAGCCAAAAAGTTAGCCAAAATATTCTTTTCCAGCTTCAAGTCTTGCTTGCTTGCTTTCATATTCAACAGAAGGTTCTTCTATTTTCTTTGCAGAATTATAAATTTTGTTCAATTTGTCAAAATAGTTTTCTTCCTTAGAATTTTTACATTTGTTGTCAACGTCTTTCTTTTCTTCTTTTTTTAGTTCTTCAGCTTTTTCTTTGTCTTCTTCAGACTCGTTGTCAACTTTGTCTTCTTCTTTTTCGTCTTCTTCGTTATCGACTTTCTTATCTTCTTCATCTGCTTCATTTTTTACTTTTTTGTTGTCAGCAGAAGCTTCTGAGTCATCATAGCCGATTTTTTCCATTTTGCCTATTGCTGTTCTGATGTCTTCATCATCGCAACCAGCGGATTTCATAATCCCTGCAACTTCGTCGATAAGTTTTCTCTTATCAACCTTTTCGTTTTCTACCATAGTTTCATTCTCCTTATTGTTTTCAACTTTAAAAATAAGCTTTTTAAGTTCGTCTATTATTGCCATATCTTGCTCCTTTGAGTTGTTTGTTTTGTTATCTTTTAGCTGTTCTTTTAAGCTATTTTGATATTCAGTTATTTGTTGAGTTATTTTGTGATATTGTTCTTGCTTATCTCTTAAAACATCTCTTATAGCATAATTGCCATTCAAATTTCTCAATCCTGCTTCAAAGCTCTGTAGCGGACTTCTTTCCTTTTTAGCATTTTCAAATATTTTCTCCGTCCGCTCTAATATATACTTATATGTGTCTTTATAAGTCTCACATCTTTTCTCACCTTTTACAAGAATAGGTCCATCACCATTCATCTTATTAGCAAAATTTATTTTGTCTATATTTGGCTTATCTACTGTTTTGGGCTTACTGCCAGATTGTTTGTCTTTGGTGTCGGATTGCTTGTCTTTGCTTTCTTGGATTGCTTCTTTATCAACTAATATTGTCTTTTCGTCTGATAGTTTTACTTTATACTGGTAATCAGGATTTGCATCCCCGTGTGAACCGAGTTTTTTCTCTTTGCCTAAAACTTCACCTTCTTGTATTTTAGGATTTACACCTCTCCAGTTAGTATCAAAGGTTATTTTGTCACCTGCTTTATATTCTTTATTTTTTGAACCCTCTTTATCCCCCCAACCTTTTTCTTTTATAACTTCGTCTAAAGTTTTGCCGTCTGGTATGAAAATATGATTACCTTTAATTGTAATCCATTTGCCTTTTTGTTCTTCTTCATTATTTATCTTGCTATTAAACACAATATTTGCCCTTTCATATCTTGGATTATCTACAATAGCCAAATGAGTAAAGTTAAGTTGAGTAAATTCTTTGTCATAGTGGATATTGTTTTCTTCTCCGCCTTCATCATTGAAAGCCAAGTAATCATATGAACAAGAAACGCTCCAGCCTTTGTTTATGAGGTCTTGAGCTTTATCGTCCCAGATTATTCCGTCTACATAATACCAACCATCTGGTTGATTGAAATATGCATTAGCAATAACACCACATCTCAATTCGTCTGCATTTTCTTCTGTTACATCTCTATGCTGAATAATAACAGGCGAACCAACTATTGTAGGTAAACTTGCATCTAATGTCTCTTTTTTTAACAGAACAATGCCGTGCCCTTCAATTTTAACAAGCCCAGGTTGAATAAATTTTGAAACAAATTTTCTACCCTTCCCCGAGTCGTCTATATCTCCAAGCTGTATTATTGCGTTGTTTACTGTTCCTAATTTTGTAACTAAGTCTTGTAAAAATATTCCTTTTTGCATTTCTTACTTCTTCCGTTCTGTCCATTATCTCCGCAAGTGTCGGAGGTTTTATTAACATATGGCATTTACAGTTCCAAATTTGTCTTGGTAATCCTGTTATGCCTAATTTCTCATCAATTATAGGTGGATTGTCAAAAGTGAATGTCTCCCCATAGTATTCCTCGTGGAGTTTACGTTTTTCTTTTGATGAACTTCTTCCCCAAACAAATGAATTACATCCAAGTTCTTGATAGCTTGTTGCTTTGATAACACTACCAGCTAAATGACTTTCATTGACCGCTAAGAAATTAGCTTTATCTTTAGCAACTTTCCAACGCTTTTCAAAATATTCTTGAATTGCTGGAACTCTTTCGCCTTTTTGAACCATATCGGCTACATCTTGGCGCATTTTTATGATGTTTTTAGCTTCCCATTTCTTGACCCAGTATTTAAGATTATAAACATAATCTTCTGTAATTTTCTTGGTTTGTTCGTTTAGCTTGATATCATCTATTTTGACATCATATGTAGGAGCTTGTTTGTAACCTTCTTCCCTAAGCTCTTTTAATTTTTCTTGTAAACCGCTTGGGTCCTTATTTTCTTTTTTAGCTTTTAGAATAAGTTTATTAAGCTCATCTGCCTTTTTGTCGTATTCTTTCCAATAAGCTTCAATTTCTTTTGTTTTCTGTTTTGGTACCTTTATATTAGGTTGAACAATTCCAAGTTCAATAACTGGAATTTTTTTCTCTTGAGCAGATTTTATAATATCAAGTTGAAGTTTTTTAAAAGCAGAGTCCACTGAGGCACCAATATACTGGTCTAAAGTAACATTCGCTAATAAACTATCAAGACCGAATAAAAAGTCTGAAATTTGGCTTCCTACAATGCTCATATGAGCTTTTGCATAATTCATAGCATTTATATAAGCCATAGGGATTTTAGTTTGTTCAATTACATAAGCACCCCGAACAAATTTAGCTCCCATTTTTTCTAAAACAGTTGCAACAGAATTAGAAAATCTTGCCTTTGTTCTAAATGCTCCATTCTCATACCAGACTTTGCCTGTTCTTATAGCATTTATTAAATCACTTTCCCCAGCATTCGAGATTGTATTCTCATTTAGTATAGTAAATATTTCTTTGAAAATATTCTCCCAAAAATATTTTGCCATACCACTTGCAATGCGGTTAATATAATATTCACTTACTTCTACTGGTCTTAGTGTGTTCATTACATTTCAATGTCTTCTCTTACGCTTTGTTCTAAATCCATATCATACTCATCCGACATTCCAGCAATTTCTTCGTCGGAGAATAATATATATTTATCTTCGGTTAATTTCTGCCCTATTTGTCTTGCAGTCATTACACCATTTTGCTTTAATAGGATGTAATCTGATAACTTCCTTGAATTGATTTCCGCTTGTTCTTTTTCGTTCATTTCCCTAAGCGGTCGCCATTGCGGTTTGAAATCAGGAAGTTCTCTGCCAAAAAGTTGCATACATCTGAGATTGACTACCCAATGTATAAGCCTTCTTGCAGGTATTCTTACTTCAGAATTAACTGTACTATTATAATTTGCAAGGTCGTCTTCACCTGAACTAAATCCGCTTGAGCCTTTACCAAACAACTTAGAAACAGGATAACGAAGATAACCAGCAAATATATACATCAATTGTTCTAATAATTGAGGAATACCGCCAAAGCTAATTTGCTTTTGTTGGTAATCGTCCTCTTTATCCATTGCCAATGAGGATTTATAATTCTTGTTTGCTGTTGCAATTTCAAGACGTTTTTTAATTAACGCTTCTCCATTCGGAGAACTTAAAACTGTTGCAAGCTGGTCTATTTTAAATATATCAATTTTTGCTTCAGATAAGAGTTCTAGCGTTACGTTGAAGCCACCAAGTAGATTTTGTATAGGCTCTAAAATGCCTTCAAATATACTTGCATTCCAGCCATTCAAAATTGTTCTTGTTAAATATGGAGCATTGTTTCCTGTGAAAATACCTACTCGAGATGCGTCAATTTCAATACTCATTGCATCAGAACTAATTACCCCATCTTCTTGCATATTATCTGTGAAGATAAATTTTTTAGCTACATAAGGATTTACTGCTTGTGATGTGCACTGCCATCTGTTTGTTGCTAAAAATTTAAGCTTTTGCCCTTTTAATGCATTCTTATTTAATGGCTTTGTTGGGTCCTGTTCTGTGTTGGCAACAATTACACCACCGCCATATAATCTACCCCAACGAATGCAATCTATAATAGCTTCAATGTCGCCTTCTTCTTCCATTGTCGTTCTAAGCTTTTCTATTTCATCTGTAGACAATGTTTTGGAGTCAATTATTAAACCATCATTTTGGAAAGCATCTTCAACCTTTTGATTTACAGCAGTTTGTAAAAAACTATTTTTATTATAAGCATTTGTCAAGCTTACCCAATGGTTTGATATTAACCCACCTATTTGGCTATTGAAAACCTTAAATAGAATAGAGTTATCATATATTTGACCATTTGCAGTTTGAGTTAAGCCTAGAGCACTACACATACTATTATTTACAGTGTTCTTTTTAGCTTCTTCTTGAAATTGTTTTCTGTTGTAATATTTCATAGTTTAAAATCTCAGGGGTGGCTTTTGCCGTGAGCATTTCAACCCCACACCCACTTATAAAACTTCCAATATTGATACTTTCCTATTAGCAATTGTATTATTGATTAAGTGAACTAAAGTATCTACTATGTCATCGTGTGTCTGTGTTAAATCCCTTGTAAATGCCTCACATTCTTTAATTATTACAGGATTGTCTCCATAATATTCACTTACAGGGAGCAAAACATTACCACTTGCAATATATTCTAAAACTTCTTCAACTCTAGCAAGTTTGTCTTTTGTTACTTCAATTGGTACAACTGGGAGACAGGATTTCCTTAAATCTTGTACAAGTTGAATACCGCTCGACTTATTTTCTAAATATAGCGCACTTGCACTTGTTTCATTTTTGCCTCTTTGCCAAGAGTTATATAAATTTATTGTCGCTTGTTTTAATTCTGGATATTCCAGTTTTTGGTGTACCATTTCCAGAATATGCAGTTTATTTTGTTCTGTTATTCCACCAACTAGCAAACAAGTATAATCGGAATGTTCTTTTGCCATCATTGCAGTATCACCAGCAATAACAATCTTCTTATACTTATATTTAGTGTTTATATCATAATATTTGAACCATTCTCTTTTGATTACAGAACCACCAAGAACGATTGGTTCTTGCTGGTATTGTGCAGAAAACATATAGTTGTTAATCTGTAATTCTTTTATACGTTCTTCGCTATATTGTGTAGGAATAAGACAAACGCCATTTTCATCGAGTAATGGTCTTTTTATTGTCTCATATCCATATTTTTCTAATAAAAGCCCCGATAAATCTTCCAAGTGCAGTCTTTGTTGAATATTCAGAATAGGGACATCGGGGTTATTAAGTCGAGAAAGGAGCGTTTCCTCGAAATACCTTAAAACCTTTTCTCGCATCAATTCAGAACGAATATCCGCTGGTTTGTTAGCATCATCAAGGATTAAGGCTCCAGAAAATGATTTTGCAGACCTTTGACCGCAACCCATACCAGTTATTTGTGCTCCAATAGAAGCAAATAAACAAACACCACCAGCATAGGTTATTATTTTTCTACTTGAATATGTATTTTTTCCTGTTGTTTTTAAGAGATATTCTGCCCAAAATTCATCTGCAGGTTTTATTTCTTCGTCCTCTACAAATATTCTTTGAGGATACATCTGCTTGTATAAAGGATTTTCCAAAATATCTCTAACTTGTGTAGCTATTGTATTTAATAATGTCTGAGAATATGAAGTATAAATAAAATTACATTTTGGATTTTTTGTTATACCATATATAAGAAAATAGACACCGAGAGTTGTTTTTGCACTTCTAGGTGGTAAATTTATATTAACCCTTTTTCTTTTCTGTAAGTATACATCTTCAAAAACTTGAAATAATTCAGGATGTATAGGCTCTACAATGAACGGGCGCCCTTCTATTATTTTAAATAGTGCCCTAAACCAATCGGCAAAGCCTTTTTGTAGTAGACGTTGCCCTAAACATTGTAACTTCTCTTGTTCATTCATTTAAAAGCTCGTCTATTTGTTTATCTATCTCATCCATTTCTTCTTTTGTAACAAATACTTTTTGAATAGATAATCCACCAGATATTTCTTGTCGAACTGTCGGTTTAAAATCATCATCCCTTGCTTTAAGATAATCCATTGCAATTTTTGGGTCATCTAAATTTTGATAAACTGTGTATTTTGCCTTTAGACAAGGGTTTTGCTTCCATAAGGCTTTTTGCTCCGAAAACTCTGGATGAGCTTTCTGGTAATCATAGAATGTAGATGAGGCAATTCCTGCGTGTTGGCAAGCTTGCATATCGGTACAACCTATTTTGAATGCATCCTCAAGTTTGCGGAGTTCTTCTTCTTGAATTTTTTTAGGTGGACCACCCTTACCTGGTACTGTCATATAGTTTCATCTCGCTTTCTATTCTTCCTATTAAGGTGTCGTTAAAATCATAAATATTGCCATTTTTAGAATACTTCCAGTTCATATTATTGAAAGAACCTCTTTTTTTTAATTCCTTATAGTATGTAAGATTAGGGAATTTCTTAAATTTCGAGATAACCTCTCTTAGTTCGTTTTTTGGTATACTTTCGTGAATGAAAGTTTGTCTGCTCATATCCCAGTATATAAATTCCCCTTTTAGACATCCACATTTAGGATTTTTACATCTTGCGACGACAAGAACCCTTTGTCTTTGGGTTTCAGTATCAAATAAAGGAATACTCTCTAACAATTGGCAAACCTTGTTACAACACTTTAAAGCCATCTACCCCTCTTTGCCCGTATTTTTATATACTAGGTCTTTAGTTATTAAAAAATAACTCTAAGCACATCTTAAAACTTTTTTTAACTAAATGATATATTTTTTATAAAAAATTTTACAATACTTAATACAATATTAGCTTTTAAGATACTCCTCGAGAATTTTTACCGCTTCTACATTTCCTTTTACACTTTGAGCATAATATCCGTTCTCATTTAACCATTCTATCCAATTTTTTTGAGCTTTAGATACTACACCGCCTTTTTCTCTTTTGAATTCTAAGAACAGCGCATTGTATTTTTTATTTTTTGCGAATACTATCAAATCAGGAAAGCCACTTTTGAAGCCTTGTGCTTTTAGCATATTCATATAGGCAAACTTGTTTTTTACTCCACCCAATGGGAAGCCATTCGGGACGTGTACGCAGACAATCCCTTTCAATTCGCAATATCTGCAAAATAACGCTTGCTCGTTTTTTTCTTTTAACATTATTTTATTAAACTCAAAAATTCTGCTCTCAATGCATCATTTTCTACGAAGATACCTCTAATAGCTGATGTAACCATACTCGCATCTTGTTTTTTTACACCTCTTGACCTCATACAAAAATGCACACCTTCACAGACAACCATTACACCGCTTGCGCCA